CTCGCGTTGAATTGATAGATTGCTGACGTTCGACGAACCGGTGTGGTGCCTCCGCTTCCTCCGGTGCCGTTGGCTGCAACCGTGATTCGGCCTTGGGCATCCACCGTGAGGCTAGTGTTCGTGTAAGCTCCGGGCGTGACGCCGGTATCGGTCAATTTCACTGCATCGGCAGCGATCGTAAGTCCGGTGCCAGGATTGACGTCGAGCGTGACGTCTGCGGCAAGCGTGCCGCCGCCGGTCAATCCGGCTCCTGCGATGACCGATCGACCCGCGGCGAAATCATCAATAAGCTGCTGTGCTTCAGCCGCCGTGATCCCCGATTTAATATCAATCTGGCGCTCTTGAGCCCACCGAATGAAATAGGGATTTGGTGTCCCGTCCGCGTTGACAATCGGCTGGTTGTTGACAAGAGGTTGAGGATCACCCGGCATCGTCATTCATTTCTATGTTGTCTATACGAGTGAAAACTCCGTTATCGGTAATCCGGAATATTCGTCCTGGCGCCTCAATCTGACCGAGCGAAAGCCAATTGTAAATCTGGTTGGTCGTGGATGGTGTGACGTTGATCGTATCGAGAGTAACAAAATTACGTCCTTGGTCGTCACTGATTTCCAGCGTGACCCCCGGCGTAAAATCATTCGCCGTGATGCCGTAATTGTCTCCGTCGAGAAAAATAGCATAGCATGGTAGATGCTCCCGCCCGCTTGCGAGCACTTGCCCGGTCACGATGCGATCGAAGGCAACCTGCTGAACCGGTGCCTGTTCGTCGGGATCTTCATCGTAAGGAAGTTCCGGATCAAGGAACCATAAAAGACCCCATGTGTCGTCACCGACGACAACGTTCGAACCGTAATCCTCTGCGAAAATCTGTCCGCCGATCCAGTTCATACCCGTGTTCGCTCGCCAGAACGGCAATTCGTAGCCGGTCCACTCGGTCCATTGCTTCGAATAAACGTCGTAAACGAGCGTTGTGAAATCTCCGAGACGCAGCACGTAGAAATCGTGCCCGTCCATCGTGAAGGTCCAAACGCGCAACTGCGGCGTCTCGATCCGGCCGCGGCAAACGACGGTGACATAGGAAGCCGATGCCTGGATCGTGTTCGAGGTTTTCGTGAGGGCTGTGACATAGGCTCCCGATCCACGGACGCCCGCGCTCGGAAAATTGAACACTGCGCGCACGAAGGATTGACTCGCACGAATAGCGTTCGACGTGCCTGTCAGTGTCGTGACATAAGCGCCTGAAGCGCGAATTCCCGCCGTCGCGACCATGTTAGACTGTCCTGGCTAGCTTGAGGCTCGCAAGATTGAACGCGGACGGTGTGAAAGGCAAGCCCGTCGCCGGATCCACCTCAATAACGTCCTTCCAATAGGTATAGGCGGTCGTGATCGGGCGATCAGCACCAAGTCCGGTGCTCGCGCCTGAAATTAGTCCAAGCTGCACATTGCCGTCGCCTCCGTCGATCTTCCGCGAGCGGTTGACGAGAACGCACCCGCGAACACTGGTCACGTCGGCGGGCAGATTTTGCAGCCCAAACGTGTTGGAGAGCGCCGTCGCCGCGCTGATATAGGCGGCATCGTCGAGCGGCGGATTATTGTCGAGAATCGACCACCCATTTGTTCCGGTTGAAGGCGTCCAAGTAAGTGCCGTGTCCGCGTCGGTGTCGATATCCAGTACAGAAACCGACCCGAGAAAATCCTTGTTATAAGTTCCCGTCGTGTCCCAAATGATGAAATCTTTTAAAAACATATCCGCATTACCACTGCCGCTCGGGACCGCAGAACCGGATATGTGATCAATTTGAGCAACGGTTGTATTTCCCGTGTTTTGATTATTGACTCCTGTTAAATTTAAAACAGAAATCCCATTTACCCTAATTTCAACAGCGCCTACTGTTGTGCTCACTGTAAATTTAATCTCTATATGATTCCATGAATTTGGCGAAATAACGGGCAGTGTTGTTACCCCGATAGAAGTTCCTGATGCAGACCCTCTATGAACCGAAATTGTCCCTGTGGTATCTATATTAACTGTAAATTGATTTGCGTTAGCAATATCGCGGAATTCGATACCCGTCCCAAAACCTACTGCACTAGGTAATCGACCCATCCATAAACGTTGGGATATCCCCATGGTGGCCGCGGCCCCTCCAGGGAAAACTGTCCTCAATTGAGTGGAAGATGATGCTTGTTGAGCAATTTTAACGACATTGCCTGTCGCGGATACATCAGGATCCGTTGTCAAAGTCACCGTAGCATTCACTTCCGCATAGGGCAGACCATTGAGCATCAGCGCAGTATTGGTCCCGTAGCGATTGAAGGTGTCGGCCCATTGCAACATGTCACACTGTCCTGTTCAATTAGAGGTTCGCGGCATTTACAGCCGCGGGAAGCCATTGGGCCGAAGTTGCCGGGTCCACCTCGAAAACGTCCTGCCAATAGGTGAAAGCGACGGTCATCGGCCGATCACTGCCCAGGCCGGTGCTTGCGCCGGATTTCATCGCCATTTGCAGATTGCCGCCGCCAGTGTGTGCAACGATGCGACCTATAACGTCCACGGTAAACGCCACCTGTTGGCCATTACTGCCGTCTAGAAATACGAAAGTCGGAATATGAGAAGTTGTTAGCGGCAATCCCTCCAACCATAGACGAAATCCCGCTCCAGTGGTAGTTCTCAACCCAGGAAATACCCGGCGTGTTAGATAACCCGTCAAGGCGCTTGTGGACGCCTTCAGAACGTGCATACCGCTGCCCGCTGGATCAAGATCAAGCGCAACATTGAAAGTAAGTGCGTATAGACCGTCCAGCATCAGACTTTGATTGGTCCCGTAGGTATTGAAGGTATCGGCAAAAATAATCACAGCCCGTCTCCGGTCACTTTGGCGAAATAGGCGATAGCTTGCCGGATACGTTCTTCGACGCTCGGGTTGCTAATGCGCTCAAGGCCGCCTGAAATCTGAAATACGCCGCCGTCGTTATCAGTGATAATCATGCTGTTTTTCACCTGGATGGCGGTGCCTGACCATGTGCCGCGGTCGAAGGTTACCCCCTGAAGGCGAAGCACGGGACTATCAAAATTCCCGGTGAAATACCAAACTTCCGTCGTGTTCGAGCCCGGCAACCAAAACTGATCGCCGAACACGACAACCGAGAAAATAGGGTCGGGAGCCCGCTCGGCCGTCGCGAAGTCGAGAGGATCGATCGTGGTTTCGCCGGGCTGTATCCACCAGAAGCGTCCATTCACACCCTGGCCTTGTGCCGGCACGACGACGACATAGGAAGCGATATAGCCGAGCGAAATCACGCCCACGTTGTCAGGCGTGTCCACCGCCGTCACGGCAGGGCTTCCACCGCCGATCAAGGTCGCTGCTCCCCAAGCAATCGAGGCACCTGTTTCCGTCGTCGGAATACCATTGCCGAGCGCACCGATCGCCGTCGAACGCACCGAAACCAGCGTGCCGGACACCGCAATGACAACCACGTCGGTATTGATCGTCAAGGCCGTACTATAGTCGGTTCCCGCTGCACCGCTGGCGCCGACCGCGCCCGAAAAATTGATCCACGACGTCGTGTCATTCACGCCCAAGGCCACCAGCCACGGGTTCGCCAGCGTTCCGGCCGGCGTGCCTGCATTCACCGACCCCGTGGTAAATTTATAATAGGTCGAGTTGATTTTGATGACGTCGTTGTTCGCTGGCGAACCGCTGATTGTCCCGGTCGCATAACTGTTTTCGATATAAAGCCACAGATTCCGGCCATCGGCGAGATACATGTATTCCGGCGTCACTCCGATATTGCCGGTGCCTGCCATGCTGACGGCACCTGTGCCAGGGTTGAGATTGGACTGAAGTAGCGTTTTCGTGCCGTCACGATCGACGCGCCACCATTGATCGTCCGACACGACAAACAAGGCATCGTCGAACGTCCCTGGCTGCGAATAGACGCCGCGGATCGGGCCGTTGCCGACATAAAGCCAGCGGCGCAAACCGGGGCGCGAAATCAGCGCCGCACCGACCTTCGTGAGCACGATATTTTCTTCGAAATAGCGGTTGCGCGTCTGTATACGCGCTTCCTTGGCTACCGTGCGATGATAGTCGGCCCGGCCGAGAGGAATATCCACCATGGCCTACCCCGGATAATTGCCGCGCCGAAATCCCTCATTCGAGGAAAACGCGCGCTGTGTGTCATAGCCCTGGCGCGACATGAACGGCCACGAAATGCTGTCGTCGATTTCGAGCGGTCGCGATTGAAGATAGCGTGCGATGAACTCCCGGCGGTTCTGCTTCAGCGTCGCCACACTCTGTGCGTCGAGCGTGCGACCATAGCGAGGATTGAGGCGCATCGCCAACAGGATGCTGAACATCATGTCGAAGCTCGACGGGAACGGGTTTTCGTCACTTTCCAGAAGATCGGAGAGTTTCACCCACGCAGCAAGGTCCGCGCGATAGAACCATTCG